CCGGTTTATTGTTTGAGTCTCTTTATTGAAGCGCAGTAACTACCAATCCAGAACCTGAAAAGGAACAGACAATCTGGTAGCCACATTCCAGGAGAGTAGGTGGGTTTTCACTCCCACAACCACTTAAGGTATAAATTCTTTCCTCCCTTAACGCGAGTTTTAGAGAACTCCGAGCAGTTTTCCTCTGCTCCATAAAGTCCTGATGAGGAACCAAAAATCAAATCTGTATATGGGGCAGGGATCCCAGGAGAATTGTCGTGTTTACAAACTACAACAACATCTCCCTCGATCCTAAGAACTCACATCGATTTAATTTTCCCTCAAATCATCAGGCCGGGGGTCGTGTATCGAAAAGACAAATGTCTTCCATGTCAATGACAGGATGAAACCGATATACTTTATGAAGATTCACTTTACGTTTCCTTCCCCCTGATATGTTAGTCCAGGCAATATCAAGCCGACTACAGTATTAAAGACCCCTATAGTTGGGCCCTCCATGATCCATGGTACTACTAGGTTGAGCCGCCTTCCTCTTTGAGGCAGTTAAAGCGGTCCCAGTTTCCCCGAATGATCACCGGAGGATAGAGTTTCTTTTGAACATAAGCCATGTCTTCATCAGACATAGGCGAGGCTCTCGTATTATTCCGAGCCTTGTTCCAAATTCGGTCATTTTTGACCAATGCATGATGAGTACTCTTGTCGTCATCCAAGACCTTATAGAGATCAGTGAGTGGCAATTTGGCCATCAAATTCACTGTGGCAAGTTTATAAAACTTCGACCAATGATCTTCTAAGTCCTCGATCCCCTCTTCCATACAAACTTTTTTGAAGAGGACGACTTCCTTCGAAGGAAGGGAGTCCATGACGAGCTCATGCATGCACCACATTGCCATATCCTTGGGGAGGACAGGACACCACTTTGGATCATTAATCTGAAATTTGATAGCAGTTGCCGCACAGCGGTCAAGCATACCAATTTCGGAGAAATTATCACAGGGTAGTCCAATACCTCCTAACCATTCAGGAACGAACCATGGGAAGTTCGGGTAACGTGTTAACTCTATTGAATTATAATATATAAACCTTAACTTCACAACAGGCCAGAGATGGGGTGGACAGGTTCGCTTTAATTCGCGACAAATCACTCC